GTCAGAAGCAGAAGTTAAATAGATTTTATCACCAGTATCCGCTGAACCTTCCCAGAATGAAGCTTCGATGGTAAACTGATTCGCCAGCAAGAATTCAGCAGTTCTGGTTCCAGAACCCATATGCCCAACAATATCTCCCGTAACGGTAAATGACGTCGAGTCTGTAAACTCAAAGGTATATGTTTCATGTTCCGCAAATGCATCAGAGAAAGAAACATCCACGAGCATAATGGTTCCCGTATTGTCAGAATCAGCTTTAAGGCCACGATAAGCTTCAGAGAACCGAATTTTCGATTCTCTGGTTATAACGGACCGTAGCAACCTTTTTACATCAACAAGAGAACAATATACCCGTGACATTTGTCATCCCCTACTTGGTTGTTTTGGAGACCTTCTTCTTAACGACCTTCTTCTTCTTTTTTTGTCTTTCATCCGGCAAGAGAGGCCGAACGTTTCCCGAGTTTACTTCAATCTTCCCGATTTCCAGGGGAAGGCGAATCACCTTTCCAACTTTTGGATTGAATGACTTGCCTTCATTTATCCCCGGAACTCGGTAGCGAAGATTTCGCGCTCTTACTACATACTTCCTGAATTTAACTTTCTCATCCATATTACTTTTCTCCTTGATTTATCCTATCAGAGAAATAGGGTTTAGTTGTGCAGGACGTCACGAATCAGACCCCAAGTTGTAGAGTCAGTACAGAACTTAAAGCCCTGTGTCGTATTGAAATACATACGCCCGACCTTAATCGGAGGATCTACCGCCCTCGGTTTAAAAGAAACGAAGTCGACCTTCGTTCCACCCCACAGAAATCTTGCGTCTCCCATAATTGTTCTCCCTTCTATGTAATTTTAATCAGGGGTAAGCCCTGAACCTCACATGAGTCACTACCGAAGATTAAGGTTTAATCATCAGCGCTTTCGCCGGTGGAAACACGTTTGTACATGAAACCAGCGGAGCTGTTGGTGATCTTCGGCGAATAGACCTTGTTCACTTTAATGAACTCACCTTCACGATCATCATCTCTCCAGCGTACCACTTTGAATCCCCGGGACACAAAGGTTCGGCCCAAGGTAAGCTGATCACTGGGATTAATGTAGGCGATGGGTACACGGTACTTCATGATGTACTCATATGTCGCTGTTTGGCCTTCGTCAGCGCTGTTCCACAGACCGTCCGAAATGACAACTTTCATCTTACGCAGGGTGGCCGGAAGTGCATCGCCGGTGATCAGCTCATTCGGCTGATACTTCAGCAATTCACGAATTACGGGATCCTGGGTAATGGCTTCGGAAACTTCCGTGGTGAAAGAGATCTGATTGGGACGTTTCCCAATGGCTTTGGATATAAGAACAATTGCGGAAGACAGATCACCCAAAATATCGGGGTCGGTGCCGCTTATCCAAGCCGTGGTTGAAGTGAGATTGGAATACAGACTACCGGACTCGAGGCCGGATGTGCCGAGGATAAGCGCCCAGATATCAATTTCCTCAGAAAGCAGAACTTTCTCCGTAAGGAAGTTGGTAACATCAATCTTGGGGCGAACCGGGGCATCTGCATTTTGCATGGCCCGATCGGTAACGATGTCTTTAATTGCCCTCTCATACGTGGAGTAGGTCCCCTCGTCGTAGGTCAGCGTGGCCTCTTCTGTGATGGCCCCATCAGCTTTCTTGGGCGCACCCTTGAAGAACCCATCCTTGTTAAAGATACGATACTTATCGGACTCTTTCTTCACGGGATATTCAGGCAGAAACTGATCGCCTGTGAATTCGTTATTGGTATAACGAACCGCCAATCCGGTGAGGAACTTATCGTCACGAACATTACCTTTTTGAACGTTATACATGGTTCTATCACCTCCAAATCAAAAGTATAAAAACGAATTTACATCACGAAACTTTAACCAATGAAGGAAAATCCGCCGCCTTTCATCAAAACGGGAATGATGTCGCCATCATCTCCATCGTTCAAGGCAATCCCCAACGCACCCTGGATCGTTCCGCCTCCAGTGGGAGTGTAAGGTTTGAGAAGAGCAACTTCGCCATCATCGGCTCCAACATAGTTGCCTCGGGTGACTGCTTCTGCACATTGGCATTTGACAATAGGTCCACAAGAAACGGGAACCATCTCCCCATTCTTTGCATCAGACAAAGCAACTCCCAATACAGCGACAGTCATATCGCCCGATGCATAAGGTTTGGCTTCACGAAAATCTGTTCCAATCGCAACGATGTCTCCTTCAAGAACAGAAAGAGCCCCTTCATTTGCGCCCTTCTCAGCC